CGCCAACCTCACACGTATTGAGCTTGTGTGAGAGATTGGCGATTCATGCCAGTAGCTCGGGCTAACAAGTTAGCTTCCACAGTAACTTCAGTTTACTCCAACACGTCTTCACGTAGTGAAGGTGGTGGGGCTGGAGGTAGTGCGTAATCATAGCACTCCCAGCTTGCGTCCCCCCTGAGGTGGTGACCTCAGGTCCAATACGGAAGGTCAAAGATTGCAACTTAGACCCCGACCGGACAGTCGTTCAGGTTCTACTTCTATCAGGTTCCCTGAAGAGTAGAAACGGCTGGAACCAACTGGTATACACTGAAAAGGTGTACACTGTGACTTGGCATAACCAAGCACCCAGTCGATGGTTAATCGTACTGAGGTATGGGTTCATGCACATCCCAACGAAAGGAGGGAAGACATGAAAGGAAAAGTAAGTATTTCTATACCTACCAGTTCCACCCTCACTCGTCGATTAATGTTGTCTGGTCTGTCGAGGACTCAGTCCTCGGCCATTGCGAGCCTGTTCCTAAACTGGTGCCACCGAAGTGGCCCGGAATGGACAAATTCGCGGTGGAAAGACTTGCGGCAATGGTACGAGATGTACCTTGCAGCGGACCGAGATGCTGCGGCTGTCACACCGCCCCAGTATTTTCGGGTGAATAGGCATGGGCTCCCTTATGGGTGCCTTAATGCTATATTCAAGCTGCGCCCTGACAAGGCGCTTTTAGCTCTGTCCATTAACACTCTCCTTGTTGCTTCTGGCCAGCTAGCCAGTCAACAACAGAAGTTCCTTCGAGGACTTCAGGGTAATGGTGTTGCTTATACACCTGAGCTCCGAGAGAAACTGATGGCAGACTTCACAGAGGTTAGGATACCTCGGAAGCTACGAACCAGAACCTTCAACGGTGAATTCCGTTTACCGGTGTTGGCTGACCTAAATGGTAAGGCCACCATCCCGGTAGGGAAGAGGACTCTGAAGCTACAGAAGCCTACTTCAGATAAGCCTACCCGAAAGGGTAAGCTGAAGCAGGTGGAGTCGCGGAAGACCTTAAATGCACGAGAGAAATCCGTGCAGGCGGCAGAGGCACTAGTCGAAGCGTGGAAAACAGTTCCCGCTGTGACTGCTGAGTTCCTTGAGGACTCGGGTCACCTCGACTACATCCCTTGGGATGTGCTTGCCCCCGGAGGTTACCGCTTTGACCCTCATTTTGAGGATACAATCGGTGTAGTAGGCCATATCCAAGAACCCGAACTAAAAGCACGTAACATCCACAATAGTCACCTAGTGACCCAGGTTACCCTGGAGCCCCTTGGGCAACTGTGGTATGGTATGCTCCGAAAGATTGGCTACAATCTGGATGGAGAAATCACCCAGGATTGGGGACGCGACTGTTTCGCTAACCAAACTTCGGGTGTTGCTTGGGTTCAGCAACAACTGCGTTCAGGCATAGAGCTAGCAGGAGCCGATTTGTCATCGGCTACGGACCTGCTAAGTTTGGATGCGTGTATTGACATCGTAAACCAAGTGTTCTTCCCGAACCTCCTTGGTGATGCCGAATACCTCAGACACGTGCAGTATTTCCGTGACTGCAGTAGGGCCCCGGTGTGGGACCCGGTGGAAGACTCTCACGTAAAGTGGGAGCAAGGGCAACCTCTAGGGTTGTATCCTTCCTTTGCGCTACTTGGTTTAACCAATAATGCGCTGTGCATTCTTGCATGCAAGAAAGCAGGGCTTCCAACAAATTCCTATTGTGTCTTGGGCGACGATACCATTATGGATGCCAGAGCAAGTGAATATTACCTTGAACTGGTTA